TACGACCCAACTGACCCAAGATCCTACCTGTACTGCCCAGTATACCAGTGCTGGTCTTTTGTGCTAGAAACTCAGCAATGTCCTTTTCACTGTAGCCTAATAAGCGTCCTAACTGTGCATGAAACTCTGGACCCACTTTGCTTGTTGTGGCTGTTTGAAACAACTGTACTATCTGTTTAGCACCGTTTGGATCTTTACTAACAGCATAGCTAACACCACCGTTAAAGTCTTTAAATGAAGTCACTGTCCATTTAAACTTGTCTATATAAGGCTTCCATTTGGTCAACTCAGTATCAAACACTAACGCCGCAGGTTTTGTACCTTGGATCATCAATGCCAGCTCTTTGTTATTGTGTGGCCCTATTGTTTCTACAATTTCTATTATTCGCATATTATATTTATGAAGTAATTTCTCATACTGAATTAATCCCACATGCTACGAAAGCCATCCCTGGCGTGTATAGCTGTCCACGCTACTTCAGCAGTGAATTCAAAGTGATCTCTGATCTTACGCACAGTGGGATGTGCAGTTTTTGTCAACACTTGATCAAAGCAGGCCATACCCATGTCCACATAGTAGCTACTGTTAATCCCACGCTTGATCATCAACTCCGGAAATACAGCTCTAGTGAACCAGCATTCGTTACCCAAACTGATATACTGCTCAACAGTGCGCACAGTCATAAATTGTTCTGCATAACTGGGTTTTGGTTGCCAATTGGGTTTGGCCACATGATCTGCCAGTACCATAGTGCAGTAGTTAACTATGTCTTCTGGCAATTGCCAACCCTGTCGATCACAGCACTCAACCAATAGTTGACGTATCATGGGAGTGCTGGCTTCATGCATGTTTATATATGGATATTTAGATGGGAATACCCCATGCTGAGGAACTGTTCTCACCCACACCAATCACACAGGCTGTTATATCAGTGTATTCGATCAAAGTCCACGCACCAGTAGTCAAGTTAACTGTCAGCACTGTGCTGGTACCTTGTTGCGGGTTACGCCCTTGCCATTGTGGAGTTTCTTTAAAGTCTTCTACTATTGTTTTGAACACCTTTTCAGTTGCATCACACACAACTGGCTTGTTTAGAGTACGTGGTTGTGCTGATAACGTGCCAGTAGCGGCTACAAATACACAAGCTGTTAATAAAGTCTTCATATGGTATTTATTAGTATAAATACACTATGGACGAATACTACTGCTTATCCCTTAACCCAGAGTTCCCTCAAGTGCTACAGTTTATACTAGCATGTAATCTCAAGCACTCTGTACACTTTAATCGCACACGCTTTTGGGTACCACACGGGCACATCAATACCCAATTTCAGCTACGCTTTGCTGACACATGCCCACGTTGCACACCCGAAGATAATACATTCCAATAGAGTAAAATCACCACCCTGTGGTGCGTAAGTACTGGTGTAATTTTTTTTGCGCAGTATTTTTTATGGGTTGTAAGACCCTTTTCTTATGACCAGTACAGCAAGTAGAGTGTTTTATGTTTGGCTTGTCTAAAAGCAATCACATTGGTAGTGTACTGCCAGTTTGTGTGGCCCACATACTGATCTAACCATGCATCTATTGTGAGAACATGATTGATCCAGTCGTTTTGACCGGGTGCGTTACTCCAGGATACTTGCACGGTATGTGGGAACATGAGTTTATTTATTACTAGATAAACTGTTGGTTTTTATTGTGCTAGAAAATCTTTTACCGCTCGCTACTTCGTAGCTTAGTAAAATTTTTGCGCGGCGCTTCGCGATATCAATATACTAGGCGGCGTCTCGATCGTAGTACTTGTAGTTAACTGTGGTCTCGTTGGTCTTGTGTACTGTGGCACCGTTCTTCATATGGAACTTACGAGCCATTTCAGTTGGGGGACTCAGCGTAACGATGCTTTTAATATCCTTGAACTCTGTGCGTAACCATTCCGCGGCCTGTCTCAGCAGTTCAGCACCGGCGCCCGGACTGTATGACCAAATGGTATAGAACACAGCCACATCATGTGTTTCAGCTAGATCAATAAGGTCTTGTTCATCTTTGGGGATATCACGTAGCCATTGCATACATGTGGCCGCCAGCACTTCTTCTCCGGCTTTCAATATCAGTATTTCCGCTAGATCGTTTACACGCTGTTCCAGGGGAATGTGTGGTCTCACTGGATCATCTTTGATGACCCGAACCTGTGGATCATTGATGTCGCGTATGTGGTACAGATGCATGATATTAAAAATTCCTTAGTGTTATTATATACGTACTTATCTCTTTGAGTCAAAAACTGCATTACAGCGAGATTATACGTCATCACTAGGAAGATTATTCAACAGTTCACGTAGTTTACTACTTTCAACTTGGGCACGTACTTTGGGTATGGGCACTAGACTGTTGGGATCCAATTCACCTGTAGCAGGATCAACTGTTTGACGATTCTTGATTGATGCCAACAAACTTGAACCTGCACTGGCGCTGGTACTGTTGCCATATGAGTCTTCTTGTTCACAGTCGCTGATACGCAAACTGTCCACATTGAACTCCAGATCAATTTTCATGCCCACACCACTGCTACTACGTGTTTTCATCAGTTGTATTTGATAACGTCCACGTTCACGCATTGCCCTTGATGTGAAGATACCAAACACATTATCCGCAGTTTGGATCTTGCTAAGTCCACCTGAGATATGACTGTGATCAAACTCAACTTCTTCAACAGCACCACGGTTCAACTGTGCGGCTGTGACAAATATACAGTTCTTTTCCACTGCTAGGTTACGTAATTCTTCTGACACATACTTGTCCTTGATAAACAAGTCTGCGGGGCTGATCTTCTTTGAGATTGGCATGAGCAAGTCCAAGTAGTCTACTAATAGTACATCTACTTTACGATCAGTCTTGATTTCATATTCTTTCAAGTATGATCGCAAGTCATTTGCGGTCTTCCCAGACGGCATATACTTGACTTGGAAGGTGCCCGACTTTTTGCCAATCACTTTCACCTTCATCTCGACATCATCTAGATGTTTAAAAATCTCTCTAGTCGGGATCCCTGTTAACATGCTGTCAACACGCATTGACACTAGTTCCTCACTAAGTTCCAATGTCAAGTAGACCACATTCAAACCCTGCAATGCCCAATTACAACCCAAGTTAGCCAGAAACAAACTCTTGCCTGCGCCCGAGCCACCTGCAAAGATATTCAACTCTCCGCGGTTCATACCACCAAACAGTTTGTCATCTACACTCTTCCAGCCAGTGCTCAACTGTCCGTTCTTGTCTTTGATCTTGAGCAATCGAGCACGGGGATCTAGAAAGTAATCAGTGCCCATGTCCTTTTGCAATCCAACTTGCACTGCCTTCTTGACTAGTTCTTCTACTGGGCCGTATTCACCCTTTTCCAACAGGTCAGCTGATGCTAGAATAGCTTTCTCAAGACCTTTATGGCGGATGAATGTTTCAAAGTCTGCCAGTAACCAATCAAAGTGTTCTTCACGTAGATTCTCTGCGGGTTTGAAGCTGGCATCAGTGGCCGCATTGACGATATCAATTGTGGGCATGACGTTATGTTCTTCAACATAAGTGTTCATAAATTCCGCGGACATCTGTAGCTTGCGATCAAATAGTGTGTGATCAAAGATTGATTGGCAACGTACAAATGTGGCCGCATCAGCCAGCATCATTTCTAAATATAGTTTTTGTATGTCGTAGCCGTAGTCTGTATTTTGTTTCATGTAGTTATTATATACTCTTTAAACGTTGATAGCAATATGTTTGACTGGATCCCATGTGCGCCAGACTCGCTGTTTAGTATGATATGTGACAGCACCAATTGAACTGCTAGGGTCACCAGGATTGGGCAATGACCATATGTGCTTGAATCGGGGCTCAACCACATTGGTGTTGGCACTCTTGTTCATAGCACATCCGCCCATGTAAACTAGGCAATCGGAGTTAGTCAGCTCAAGGGCCGTGTCCATAACTTGTGCAACTTGATTCTGGAATATTTGCTGTACTGCCGCGGCAATATTACATTGATCTTGTATGTTGCTAATCACATGGGGCCAATTGTTAATGCCCCTGTGCATGTTTTGTTTGGCTTCAACTATTCCCGCCATATAACCCATAACGTCTTGATAGTACACACTGGCATCGCCTTGTTCAGCCATTTGAGTCAACAAATACTCATCACGTATAGGTGTTAATCCCACTAGTTGTGTAAATGCACTATAGAACAATCCAAGACTATTTGGATACCAACGACTCCATACCTTACGCATTTCACCGTGCTGGCCTTGCCAAATAGTAGCACACTCAAACTCGCCAATGGCATCCAGTACAACAATGGCGCAATGGTTGAATGGGCTAGTGTAGTATCCTGCCGCCGCATGACTAGCGTGGTGGGCAGTATAGGTAATTGGAGCATATCGATATGATCGCATGTAGCGTTTTGGCAGTACACTTATCTTCATTGCTGTACTGTATTGGCCAGCATACAGTTGTCTAGCTTTCTTTAACCAAGGATTTTCATACCAAAATATCCTGTCAGGACTTCCTAGTGCTAGCGATTTCAAAGTGGTTTCACTTTCAAGTTGATCGCTTGTGCCAGTATAGTTATCGACAAATTGGCCGTCCTTAAAGACAGCAATACTATGCCCGTGATTTAATGCGTTGACGCCCCAAAGTATCATTTGTAAATAAACGGGTCACGTTTGCGTAATTCTTTTAGGCGTTTTTTAAACGCACGGCGATCCTGGTACCATGTCCAGGGAGTTAATAGAAAGTCAATTATTTTTTTCATTTTGATCCTTTGGAAACCACTTCTTTGCCCTAAGTTGAATCTTAAGACTATTTGATTCTTTTGCGTTAGTTATAAGCCATAGTGTGGCAAGTTTGCCCAGCTTAACCACTGCATCGTTTATATCTTTGACATCTTCAGGCCAATCTGGCATGCTTACACTCCAGCCGAACTCTAATGCTTGTTCAACAGTCCGTGGGCCTTCATGGTCTCTATCTGGTACTAGCACAATTTCTTTGCCCAGCTGTTTTAGTAACCAATTTTGGCTGTCTTTAATCTCAGCACCTAATAAAGCACACCCATCAATACTTAGTGCATCAAACGGCCCCTCACTAACAATTACGAAATTTCTTTCATTAGTTTGACGGTCTAAGTTAAACACATAACCAGGTTGCTGTTCACTTAGATACTTGGGTTTAGCATCATTGAAAGCACGGGCAGTCCATCCAACAATGACACCTTTGAATAAAAACGGAATAATAAGTCTGCTGTTGAATCCTATTTTGTTAGCCCAATAAAAAGGATAAGCAAACGGATCAATCTTTCTTTCTACCAAGTATCCAACTGCTTCGGTAAATTTTGTTGGAACAGCATAGTCACCATCTGGAAGTTTTAAGAATGTATCTAACTCTTCAAAACTAATAGCATCCAGTGGCAATGCTCTTGTTTCAAACTTTGGAATAACACTTGTTATTACCGTATTCGAGTTGTCATTTAGTCTAAGGGCTTCTAATCTAAGTTGGCTAATTGTATCGTCACCCATATTAAGGTCACGCATTAGTTTACTCATTTTTTGACTAATAGTTCTACCAGGTTGCCAGCTTGCTTTAAATCCGCAATTGAAACAATGGTAAGATACTGCATCGCCGCCATTGATAATAAAGCCGCCACGTTGGCGTTTGTCATCACAACACGGGGCATTGAAACTTATCCAGCCGCTTGGGGTCTGTTTTCGTTTACCGGGTAAGTGTTGTAGTAATGTATCGGCTATGAGACTCATAGCACTATTATACTTAACTTACGGTTACTTTGTCAACCTTTCCGGTTGTTCCGGACGAATTAGTGCCAGTAACATCTGCCAATCTTGAGTTAAGATATCTAACTCTAAAATATTTGTATTCACCGATATCCATGGTCACTGTGAATGTTCCAGATGCGGCTACCGTTAGTTCTGGAAACTCATAAATTCGAACTTCTGGTTTAAATGCTTCGGTAGTAATAGTTGATTCAGTAGTACCTTCAATCCAGATTGTACCTTTAAATCCCGTATATGCAATTTCAAAGTCTAATGAAGTTGTTTTTTCAGCTTCGTAAAATGTAGTTGGAATTGAACTAGACTTACGAATAGGAAGACCTTCTAAATTCATTTCTGCTGAAAAGTCTTTGTATACTCGCTCGTTTCTAAAGGTAGGCATAGCATTACCAATCAATTCAATTGTGCCAACTGCTCCAAATCTTGAATCGCCGTATAGTATGATATCATTGCCGTCTTTAACTGCGGTAACACTATATCGCAAAAATTGATCTTGTAACTCTACTAAATCATCTTGTGGGATAGTAACTGTACTAATACCCTTGTGCGTAGTTTGATTTAACGGAGTAACGGTGTACGGACTGTTCGATAGTGCATTACCTTGAGAATCCATAACATTAAGTTCAATTATAGAAAGTGTGCTTAGGTTAATGCGCTTTTGGTCGGCATTCTTAATGTCGAACTCGATAGTATTATCAATACCATTATATATTTTTACTGTTCTCTGATACACGTTTGTATACTCCGTAGTAAATCCTGCCAGATCGGCTAATAGCTGTACTCTATTTGGATATAAATAACTTGATATTTTTTGCATCTGGCAGGACCTTTATATACTATTTATGGCAAAACTAAGAGACAACATCGAACAACAATTACCCTTTATCAGCGTATTAAACTACGGCGAAGAAGAATACGTTGGTATAATTATTAATCAAGACCAATTTGTTACTAGCTTCTACGATTTAAATGCAATAAAGTCCCCAGAAGAAAAAACCCTATTTTTAGAAATAGGAGAAACTTGGTGGTGGGAATCAAACAGACAATTTCCAATTAGCATTATTTGTCGTGATCAAATACTACCCTTTGCTTATGCTGTTAAAACTTTTAACAGTAAGGATGTTAGAGTAATACTAGGTCCAGTTGTTAATTTGATGAATCTAACACTCAAGCGTGTAAAGCGTAAATCAGTACAGTTAGTGCGAAAAACTCGTTAACTAAACTCGTAGCTTATACTTTCACAGATTAGATTCATCTGCACTACCACCACATGTGCGTAAGCAATAGCATGTGCTTTTTTAAAGTAATACTCATTATTCTCGGGTTTCGTCCACACTTCGTTCATCACCGTAGTCCAATCTTTCCCAATCAGATAACGTTTCGCGGGTCTGATCATCGCCAGTACTGCGGCCAATTGCTCTATAGACTTTGGCTTGCTTTGTCTCAGAATAGACCCATGCCCATTCACATGGAATAGTAGTTGGGTAAAGTCGTCTTGCTCCAGTAGATCCCATAACGGTTCAGTCTCCATTAACTTGAGTAAATGTGTCCTATCTTTTACACCTTCATAGACACTAACATTTAAAAAGTCTAACTTAAAATAACCTCGTTCTTCTGCTTGTTTATACTCTATCGTACTTATTCCTGTAATTGGATTGTACGGGATCGCAGTACAATATATTCCAGTATTGTGCTTTTTAAAAGTTCCGTTGTCGCTGATTGCAGCCGTGACATTCTTAAACACTTTAAGTGCGGTTGTTCTGTCTGCAAAGTCAATATCAATATCTGGCATTAGTGTTTTATCTCTGATTCAAAAAGTAATAAAGGTAAGTGTTCTGTTAAGTGGTCGGCATACTTGTCAGCTTCTTCAATAGTATCAAATCCTATAAACTTTACGTAAACCGAATTATCTTCTTCTGACACGATTACTTGCAATTCAAGCTGTAATGCATCTGGATTAGGACTTACATGATTCGTTTTCATATGTTAGATTCCTTAACAACTTGCTTGACTAAATCAGCATCTGCCGACTTTTGCTTAAACTTATTAAGCCAAAATTGCAAGTCTATAATATTACTTATTGCAGATAGCTGATCATCACCCATCTTCTTCAGCATTGATTTACCATTTGCTGAATTTAGTACAAGCCAAGGACTAATTTTACCATCTTTGATGTCGTACGTAGCTCTGCTTAGACTAACATATAAAAAATAATGATTCCATACACTTCCTTGGTCTTCTGCCCAGGTTAGCATATGACTAATACTACGCTCTAGTGCAACTTCAACCGGTTCTGTTTTAATCAAGTGTAGAACGTATTTTTCATACAATTCATCTCTACACCAGTGATCTAATTTAACACCACTAGTCACTACATAATTTATAAACTTGTCTGGATATAACGGATTAACATTAGAGACAAAACTACCAAACTTAACAAACGAATTATAATACGAACTATGAGCAAACTCGTCATAGGTCTTGTCAACTTTAGAGTTTTGACTCATCCTATAAAATTTGTTATATGTATCGTATCCAAGAACAACATGTCTTTCAGTCTTAGCCAGTGCCCTGCGTTTTTGCTCGCATACATGCACAGCTAACGTTTTTTCTTTAGTAAATTTATTACTACAATACTGACAAGTATACGTTTGTTCTTCCACAGCCATCATTTAAATTTCTTTGCGATCGTTGCATCATCCATGCCGTATGTTTTAGCAAGGGCCTTCATCTCTTTATCTGTAGTTAGCTGAGCCAGCATTTCAACCTCATCCATTTTTTTATTAGGATAAATTTCAGCTAAGAATTTAACTCGCTTGTTGCTATTTGCGGCATCTTTCTTTTTATTTCCTAACCATTGATGGAAGTATACAGTCTCTCCGTTATGACTACACATACACAACAGTAGCCACATAAGTTTAGGATGCTTCTGTAAAAGATTCCAGTTCTTATTAAAATACTCATTGACAGTTAGTACAAAGTGTTCTTGAATTTCACGCTTTTGTCCTTGCACGTTGCTAATATAACGATTAAGAATAAAATATTCGTTCTTAAGAGATTTCTGCTGGTCTGCATCCATAGCGTCCCACAGCTCGCGGACATTTTGATCAACAGCCGACAGTTTCTCTTTTAATTCAATTTTTTCACTCATATGGTTTCTCTGTTTCTAACACTTCGTCTTTAGGAACTAATCTAGCATCAAACGCTAACACAGTACGATATCCCATACCTTTCCACGGATAAACGGTATGTGGTATATGGCTTGGGAACAGAACAATCGAACCTGGAGTTGGGCTGTACTTCCATATATCTGACATCATAAATTTAGTAACGTCTCTTGTTTGCGGCATTCTAAATGCAATTTGTGAGTCACTTGGATTACTATCTAATGTAAGCTCGGGTGCAGTGATATAAATGTTTCCGCTTAGATTTCCACCTGGATGACTGTGCAATTCTTGATACTGTCCTTGGGATTGTCTAATAGTCCAAATGCTAGTAACAACGGGTCTACACATGTCTAAATCTTTTGTTGTACTCTGTTTAGAAACAATTTCCATGTAGCCTTTACACATTGTTTCTAAGTATGCAACAAGCCAACTAGTATCAATGTTAAGATCGTTTGGGTATACTTGTATTTGCTGTCCTCCACGAACACTAGTATACGGATTGGATGCATCATCTAACTCTGGATGCGCATGTAACTGTTCAGTTAAGTTAAAAATTCTACTAAATTCAACCGGCGCAACTGTGTCAATTGCAAAAATTGTTGGTTGAAAATATGCAATATGTAAAGCCATTATATTTTGTCCTTGCTTAATTTGTATATCATTATAACACGATCCAGAGCCTTTTGTAAAGTCACATTGGTACGTGCTTCTCGCCGAATTTCGCCCCATATTTTGCTGTCCATTATATGATCACGTAACGGTCTGCCATCATTGGTCCGAGGATCAAACTTTGGATGTTCTTTATCATAATCCCATCCGACTACTTGTCTAGTACTTGGGTCTGCACCAAATTCTCGAGCGTAGACTGTTTCTCTGTCACGCTCATATATGTATGTTGCGCCAGGTTTAAGTGATCCCATTATATTCCTTTACTGGTAAAAAATTAATGTTCAATAGAGCTCGTGGCTTATCACCGGTTGGACAATTACCCGAATGATAACGAGAACCATTAAACATTACCAAGCGTCCCCGTTTTGGAGTAATTGTTTGAATTGGCAATAACTTATCGCCAAGTTGATTAAACATTACAGTATCGCCATCACTGTCATTAATATAGTATATTGCTGTCACAAGTCCTTTTACCGGCGGAGTAAAATCAACATGTGGCATGCCATAGCTATCCAATGGACGATTTTTATTTGACAATGTAACGTTGGCTTTGATTCTAAGTAACTGTTTGATATTGATAGGCATTGCAGAAAGTATAGGAACCATTAATGGGAACGATGGAGATACAATGCTGTGTTCATCCCAGAATACTAAGTGTACAAATTGAGTATAATCAACTGAGTCTTTAGTGGATAGGCTTGTTGAATTATGCTCTTCGCCAGGCGGCACTAGGCTCCATGGGATAGTAGGCCCAGTAAATAAAGTTTCAAGTTCTATTTGCTGGGCTACTGGAATAGCATCGTTAATGATGACAATATCTTTAAACATTATAGAATTTTATCTAACTGAATTATCTCACTTTGTCTGCTAATTTCTTTTACAAAATAAGCACAATCTGGTTGTTCTTTAAAGCGAGTCGGTACTGCTAATAGTTGTCCATTTTTCATCTTTGGAAAATACCATTTAACATCGTTATAAAAATTTACAATTTCGATCTTCTTAAACTCTACCCTAAACGAGCTCAACGGATTAAACACCAGTGCTTCAAATCCTCTGTCATTTAAACTAGTTAAAGGTAGAATTTCAATGTCAGTAGCACAGCTACTATCACCCACTGCAATACACCAATCAATGGGCATTGTTACTTCATCTTCGCCAATCCTTAGTACCATGGCAGGTGCATTAAAACTCTCAAGAAAGATTAACGGCATAAAAAAGAAATCAGGTTCTTTAGGGTCACTGTTATCTAGAACTGCAAATCTAGTACTATCATCTACCTCATCGGGTAAATTGTTTAATGAAAAAGTCTTGTTATCTAATGTTAATATTTGCATAATTCCTTTATTTTTGCCAGTCCGTTTTAGTAATAGTAAACGGATACTTGGCATCCTTGTAAAATTTCTTTCTCGCTGTAAGGTGCCGTTTTGCATACTTACAAGTACTGGTTATGTCCCAGATTTGTACGAAGTCTTTGTCTTCTGCTTTTCTAATGCCTCGCCCAATGCTTTGTATAACACGGACAAAGCTCTTTCCGGGTTCAAGAAGAACCAGATTAAAAATCCTTGGGATATTAATACCAACAGAGGCCACACCAAAAGTCGCCACAGTAATCTTGTTATCATTTGTCGCATGTTCTTTGTACTCCTCGGTCCTCTTTGTGCCTTTTACTTCACCTGAAATAAAAACGGCATCGTCAAGTAATTCTATTAGTTGCTTGCCTGAATCAATTCTATTAACTAGAACTAATGTATTGCCTGTTTCTGATAAGCCTTTAATTATTTTTGCAATATACGCTAATCGCTCGGGGCTAGTAACGAGATATTTTAATTCTTCTGCGTATGATTTAAATTCTGGTAAATCTATCATCTGCACAATGTTTACATGCAGATTACTAAGCACACCCATCTCTTGTAATTGGTGAGCTTTGATGCCGCCAACTACTGGGCCTATGCTAGCATATATAGGTTGTGCTTCAAAATCATCTTTAGGAACAGTGCCAGTTAGTCCCCAACGAATAGGTGCATTTGCTAGGTTTTGTGTAAGCAAGTTCTTCAACACTTCCGCTTTGGCCATATGTACTTCGTCAACAATTACTGTCTTAACACCGTCAAGGAACTCTGCCAATGTTATTGCATTTTCTAAGTCCCAGTTCTTACTTTTCTTATCTAACACATTGAGACTTTGCCATGTACAGATAGTATGAGTCTTACCTAGATCCTTTCGATCGCCAAAGTAAACTCCAACATCAAGTCCAACATTAATATAATCTTCTTCTGTTTGTGTAACAAGATCTTTGTTAGGAACAATTACAATAGTACGTCCGTATTTTTCAGCACAGTGACTTAATGTTGCTGTCATAATAGTTTTACCAGCACCAGTTGCTACTTCTTGTAGTGCTTGCGTATTGGTAAAAAATCGGTTTACAACCTCAACTTGGTCATCACGTAATGTAATAGGTTGCCCTGCAAATCGATGTCCTTTAGGCCATACCTTACCTTGGTCTGCCCAGTAAGTATTTGTAATTTCTTTAAATTCAATTTGACCAGTGGTACGCAAGTCTTCGACATCTTCGATATGTACACGTAAACTTGCAAGTATTTCTAGGCACTTTTCTAGCTGGCTCAAATAGCCGTTACCACCAAGACCAAACATACTGACCATACCATCCCAACGTCCTAATTTGTACGCAGGTTGATAACGTGCAGTTGGATTTTCATACTTAAATGTATTAGTTAATTTTTTTCGAGCATCTAATGGAAGATTCTCAAATTTAATATTAACCTCATCTCGTATAACTAATTTTACTCCCATACGTTCCTTGTCTCAATAATTGGTTGTGTGTCAGTGTGTGAAATTATTAAGTCGCATAAGTTTGCATACACTGATGTTTTTGTTTGGCGAAGCGTATTTCCCACAGAAATGACACTCATCGGCCGCCATTCATTTTTTAGGAAAAATTTCGGAATTTTTCCATTTTGCACCCCAACTACTTTTGTCGTATTATCAAGTTGACAGTTGTAACTATGTTCACTAATAAATTTATTAAACTGACTTCCGACCTCGTCGTTTGGTAATCTAAAATAAATTCCAACATTATCGTATATTGAATTATTTTCTAAACTTTCATGCAAAATTGCCATCTCAGCCAGGCATTTTTTAGGATCGTTATTATCAAAGACAACCAACACCGGCAATCGTTTTAACTCAGTTAAGCTAAAAATAATTTCGTCTAATGACCATTTATTTCTATCAACCCATACCTTTGTTGAATTTCGATAGGCTAAAATTTCGGTCAATTTTTCCGGATTTTTTCCGGATTTTTCATGAAAATATTGGTACCTAGTACTTCGGTCACTAATGACGTTATCGTCAATTGGAGTACTAATACCCAAGTCGGCCGTAATTTGTTTTTGAAAGTTGCTGTGCGTAATGTTAGTTAATAAGAACTGATTCTTAACTTCAGTTTTTTCCCAAGATTTTATGATTTTGTAAAAATCCAGGATTTTTTCCTCTATTTCAAAACCCATTGGTTGTAGTAGTTCGACCAGTGTTTCAATATTTTCTTCAGTCAGGTCGGCGGAGTATACTTTGCCACTTGCTACCTGTACCAGACCGCTGATTTTTTTAACACTAGATGTTACTGATTTCCGCATAATTGAAGAAAATGCAAATTCGATGACAAGTAACGGCTCAGCCGATGAAATATACATTTTTTTAGTTTTATCAACTTCTCTAAAAAGTTTAGACCAACTTGGTGTTATTAACGACTCAACAAGTTCGTCTAAATTTTGCACAAATTTACCAGTATGTTCAGTTAAAATCTTAACTAGTAGTTTACTTTGATTTTCTGTGATAAATCCAGGTGTTAAAATTGCCGTTGCTAGGCTACGCAATACCCTAGCATCTCTCTTTGGTATAACTTCTTCAACTGAAGGATCCGATTGATTTACAATTTTAATTAAAAGTTTATCTATAGTCGTCATATTACTAGTATACATGGTAATTTGTCAAAGGTCAACCATTTGAATAAAAAATAGGCCTCAATATTATTTAAGGCCTATTAGTATTCGTTTGGGCGAATTGATTAGTGATGTGCAGATGTCCAGGACTCTAATAAAGTACTACTAGATGTTGTTTTTTTTGCGCCTACATTGAATACAAAGTCTACACCAGCAACATCAAGTTCGGGAACATTGTCTTGGGTACGATCACCGCCATTGGCAAAGATAATAATGTCATCGGGAAAAGTTTGTTGGACTAATTTAATTGCAAGTTTAGCACTATTGTCATCGTCATTAAAACTGATAACAAAGTCAACCATTTTTAAATGTTTAATAATTTGAAAACGATCTTGCCATGTCATAAATGGTTGACCTTTTTTACGAGACAGCCATTTGTCACTGTTTAAACCAACAACAAGTTTGTCACCCAACTGCCTAGCAGAATTAAAATAATCTATGTGACCGCTGTGGATTGGATCAAACCCGCCAGTAACTAGTACTATCTTCACAATGAAGCGTCTTCCATCCCTGCAACACGCAATTTGACAATATTAGTAATCTGCCATTGTTTTTGATCTAGTGCTTTAGTAATACCTAGCCATTTGTTGCGAAGTAAAGCAAACTCGTTGATAATTTTTTCAAAATCAACAACGTCTGCTTCACCTTCAACAAACTTTTCACAATCTCTTGAGCTTAGTGCTCTTTGATAGTTTTCAAGATACTTTCTAAAATGCTGACTCTTAAGTCTGCGAAGTTCAATGTTAAGGTACTCTAAAATTGCCTCAATTTCTTGTAGTTGACTGAAACGTTGTTCTACAATCCCAGGCATTGACGCGGCCGCTCTTTCAACATTACCGGTAATCCAACACTCTTTACGAGCATCGATTAGTTCAGTATTGTAGAAATCTACAGCGTCAGGAATATAAGAAATATCCTTGCTAACTTTAACGTACCAACCCATTAGAAATCCAATTCTTTATAATCTTCGTCTTCAGCGTCTTCATCAAGATAGTATTCAATAGCAGAATCTAAAGTGTCGTCGACGCCGGTTGCACTTTGCAACACTTTGTCACTAACACCGTGATCTGCCAATAAATCTACATAGCGTTCAGCTACAAGTTCTAGTTGCTTCTTGTCAATATAGTCTGCGAATAGTAACCAGACATCACCAATTTGTGTTTCATTCAACATTTTCATCTATCTCCGTAGGAATGGTAGTTGTTGTTTCAGGCTTGATATGGAATTTCGCCATTATCATATCTAATTTATCATCTTTCCATTCTTTTCGATAGAATTTGAATTCCTCACCAGTCTCAGGATCATTCCACTTGAGTCTGTTACCTTCTTGCTTTAGTAGACCTTGTTTTTCAAACATATCTACTAGGCCGCTGTAAGGATTCATACCGGTTGTGTATGGGATTTTAATTTGAAGTGTTTCAAATGGCTTGCTGTAACGAGTTTTCATAATCTTGCAACTAGCACGAATGCCATTTACTTCTGAAACCTTGTTACCGTCTTCATCTTCTTTCAACTTCAGCTTTTTCATTGCAACAACAATACTAGATGCGTAAACAAACCCTTGTCCGCCTGATATTTTGTCGTCTGGATCAAACATATCTTGACTTGCGTATGTGTGATTTGTACAAACCATGCCTACATTATAAGTACCGAACATGTTAACACAATTACGAACTAATGAGGTTAATGCTTTTGGCTTACGGCCCATATCACCCTTCATATCACCAGCTTGGAACTGGTTAATGTCAGTAGGGGTAAGCAACATACCCAGTGAGTCTATGACAAACATGACCTTAGGACGTTCTGCCATTGCTTTATACTCGTCCATAAATTCATGGATTGTTTTAGCCACATCATCAATCATGGCCATGTTGAGTTTTAGTAGTTTGCTCTCGCTAGTGTCAACACCGAGGTCTTTCAACCATTGTTCGTCAAGTGCATTTTCACTATCAATTAAGATAACATAAATTCCTTGCTCTTGTGCGTGTTTGACAATGTTGCCTGAGCATATATAACTCTTGCCGGCACCAGATTCGCCAGCAAATACAGTAACTTTACCCAAAGGAATACCTTTGTTCCAGTCACCGCTGATCAGATAGTTAAGCGCAAAGTTACCTGTGCTAACCCAATCTGTAGGATCGTTAAATCCTACACCTAGACCGTCAATTGCCTTGGTCAAGGTTTTACGAAATTTTGAAAGATCGAATGCTTTCGTTGCCATATTGTTTTTCTCCTAATAGATAACCTGGGCGTACAACTAGATTGCAG